AGCAATGAATCTGTGTCATGTTCCCCACTAATCTCGTCAAATATGAATAGCTCTCCCTTTTGAACGACCCCGATAACTGCGCTCATGTTGTCAATGTTGAAGTCAATTCCGATGCGAATAATGTCTCTTGAATAATCAGGAATATCGGAAGTAACATGCTTGTCTCGATCAAAGCGGTCATAGACTTGACCTGTCGTGAGGTTGCAAAACTCGCCTTCGGTATAAGCCTTGACCAGGCCAGCGGGATAGTTCTCAAGAAGTGCTTGTAAAAAATCAGGTGGGAGATAAGGATTGTCAGCAGTCCGAGCTTTGTAGAGTTGTCGGTCTTCCTTGTCGCCTTCTCTGACAAATAGATTATAGAAAGTTCCGAAACCTTCGGGCGTAGAAAAGAGTCCTAATTGTCTACGAGTCCCTGCTCTAAGTCTTCCTAAGAATTTCTCGATTGCTCTCTGGGCAAGCTCAGGTTTCGTAGTGTCTATCTCGTCTGAGCCGATAAAAGACAGGTTTACACCGATAATCCTCTGCCAGTTTTCCATGCTTCGACAGAGAATTGTTACATTTCCTGAAGGAAGCTCTAATTCGTATTCGGGTAACGGACTCGCTCTGTATGTGTATCTAATCCCATGTGTGTCCCAAAACTCCTCCAAAGCCCGCTGACTAACATCACGAACCAAAGAGCCAGTAGGGGCGAATAAAGCACCAACAGTATTGGGGTTATCAAGAGCGCATAAAGTGGCCCACGCACACATTGTTCTTGTTTTACCTGCTCCATAACCTGCACAAAAACCGATTATTCGGTGATCAAAGTCCTCACATATAGGTTGCTGATAATCAAGAAGCCCGTCAAGAACTCTTTTCTTAATGACATTTGTGGGGCCAACAGAATCCGCAGTTATTTCATCTTGTCTTTTGTGTAATTCAAGTCGAGCTAATGCTTGGAGTTGCGCCTGGATTTCAGGTGTCGCTGCCCAAGACCTCTGAAGGAGACTCGCCATCGGCTACTCGTTGTAATTGGTCAGGAGTCATAACTCCGATCAGTCTCGTAATAGCTTGAGCCTGATCTTGCTGCACGACTTCGACCCGATCCGTGCGCTTACCTCTGGTTTTTTCGTACCACATCATTGCGGTAGTATCGCCACCGATTGCCTTATCATGTAACGCTTTCCCAACTGCCGCAAGGCCTTTCGCTTTACCCCTGGATATTGCCGCAAAAACTTCTTCGTTTTTTGTCCAAGTAAGATACGTCCTGGGAGAGATTTCAAGAATATGAGAAATCTCTTTTTGCGACATTCCGATTGCGGATAAATTCTCGATTTGATTAATATCTCTCGCAGTGATTTCTAGCTTCGGACGACCACCCGAAAACTCTGTTTCTCTATGTTGCCCAATTGTTTTAGACGACATTCTCTTCATCCTCCTTTTCTTGTATCTGTTCGAGCCTTTCCATCGCAAGTTGTACCATATAGGCCACGCTAATAGCGTTGTTATAAACTTTTGACTGAGCCTTGACTTTTACCACGGAATCAAAGAAAGCATCAAAATCAGAATAGGCTGCACAAAGAGTAGGACTTTTTCTCGCTTGCTTCTCGATAGATTCAAGCCAACGAGTCACTTCTTTTAATTCGTGCGGGATAAAAGCCAGTGTAACTTCAGCATATTGTATTCCACCAATTCCAAGACCAGAGACATCAATAGGTTCAATATTAAAGTCGTCATCCGTAAGGCCAGAATATAATTTCTCGTCAAAAGAAAGTGATTCGTAAAGATTAAGAAGAACAGAAGGATCATCCTGGCCGTTAATACTGTTGTGACTTAACTGAATCGCACGTAATCTCTCGTCAGGCAATGGCGTTTTTATTTCGATGACATTTGTATGAGTAATACCAGCTTCACGGGCAGCTTCCACTCGATGATTACCCGAAAGGATAATAAGTTCGCCCTTCGATTGCTGATAGAAATCAGGATTCAATTTTTTGTCAGGTCGATACACAAGCGGATATGAAGTCAACTCTCCGTCACGCTTCAGATTATCGACCAATCTTTTCAACTGCTCGCCTGTCATGTACCGAGCGTTTTTGGTCAGGTGCTTTATCTTTTCTAGTGGTAGGTAATTGATTGTTGTTTCTAGTTTTTTGGTTAAGCCCTGAGTATCTATCAAACCAGATTTTGTAGAGTTGGTGGGGTTGTAATTCATTGACAGGAGATCCGTATTGAAGAACGTAGTCGTAACCATCTAACGGATCGTCAGACGGTCTACGAGAATTAAGTTCATATATCCCTCGATATTTCATAGACATCGGTTTATTAGTAAAAGCAGTCGTAGAAACGTATTTAATATGCTCCAACCGTCTATTTTGCAATGGTTTTACAAGAGAAGTAGAAGTAGCGATCATGCTTATTAATTTCGATAATTTATTTTCACTAGAAAGAGTCACGTCAGAAAGTAACCGAATATATTGACCAGCCGTATAAGAATCTCCAGAGGCAGTATTCAAACCAAAAGTAGGAGCCGTATAAATAATGCCACCAGCCAACATATTGTCTAAATAGACGAAATAATTCCACATCCCTGTAACGTGAGTAATCCCTTTTGCTAGATATACATCCTTAATGAAATTAAGATGCTTGGCTTCCACTTTGACGACTTCTACTCTGCTTTTTCTCGTCAGCTCATTAGTCTTTATAGGTTTGTAAAGGAAAGGTTCTGGCTTGTTATGGAGGTGTCTAATAGTTGAACGTGACCTATTTGAATAGCAATAATGTGGAACTAATCGTCCAGAAATAAATTCAAGCATAGGTCTACGTTTTTCATAAACTTGATCCGAAAGTATGCAGTAATCAATGCCTAAAGTATCGACCCAATCAATAACAGATTCAAGATCTTTAGGGTTGTAGATATCGTAAGGAGCTTGATCCCAGTCGATATTCTTTTCAATAAATCTATATTGAGTTTCATAACCACCTTTGTAGAAAGGGGGGAAGGCACAAACTCCGCCACCTTTATCGGCTGCATGTTGAATATGAACACGCCAATCACCAGGAAAAAATGAATTTAACTGTGTTTTAGAAGCTCTTTGCTGAAGCCTCTCCTGAGCTTTAACTAAAAACTGAGGAAAATGCTCAACGCAATAATCCCAATGCTTGCGACAATAAGAGTTATCGCCTTTATATCTTTCTAATTCTTGAGCTACTAAAACGCTTGCAACACGCATCTCAAAAGGAGCATCTTTCCCTAAATAGTCCTCAATAAATTGCAATCGAGAATGAAAAGTCAAACGAATCGGGTCGTTAGTCAAGTAATGACCAAGAGCACAAGACCATAGAGAGACATCATTTGCATGAATTTTTAATTCTGGATTTCTCGAACGTATCGCTTGTTCTATTTTGAAAGTACCAGAACAGCATGTATAACAGTCATTCCATTCGTCGAAAGGGACAACTCGAAGAATTTGCTCTATGCACTCATTGGGAACAGTCCCGAAAAACATCGCACCCCGAATAAAATGGAGCGACGAGTAGGAATCGAACCCACAGACGGATAGGGGTGCTAACTCGTCTCACCATGTAGTCGCAAGACAAGTATAACAATCTCAATAACATTGACAATAGGTTGTAATCTTATTAAGATTAAGTTAACCCAGATACCACAGATGGAAATTATTGAGCACACAATTCCCAACGACGCAGGAATTGCAAAGCGAGCACTTGAAAGGATGATGAATCAAAAGATCGAAGTGATAGAGGAAGCGTTCATGGAAGCTGGCCTAGACAGATCAAACATGTGCCAGATAGAGGACGCAATTGAAACCTTAAGTCTTCTACATTCTTTGAATAATGATCCCCTTGAGGAAGAGTTAAAGCCAAAAGGTTGGACAGCAGCTCAAGAAGGTGCCAATGCCGACGGATTTCTGTTTAGTGAATACCACGAATACGACTTGTAAATCGCATACTTGACAAATTCACTTATTCTTATTAAGATTAAATTGTCTTCAAAATACCACCATGAAGTTATTAACAAAAGCCCTTGAGAAGAAACTTCCCAACTTGCATGCTGCCACTAACAAGGCCTATGTAAAATGGTTTACACCTTGGACATTCTGGACTTGGTACGTTATGGAATACGACCCAGAAACAGGTGATTGTTTCGGATACGTTGAGGGACTTGAAAAAGAG